CATGCCACTAAAATCACATGAGAATATATTGGTATTCTATAGAAAGAAACCAACATATAATCCTCAAATGTGGTATTCAACTCCTTATAGTGGATTTAAATCTGATACTGCAAAGATCGGTGAAGTCTATGGTGAAGCACAGTCTAAACATAGAGACAATCCTGAAGGGTCACGCTACCCTAAGACTATATTAAAATATAAGCAAGAGAAGGGACTACACCCTACACAAAAACCAGTAGGATTAATGGAGTATATGATTAAGACATACACTAATAAAGGTGAAACTGTCCTTGATAATACTATGGGAAGTGGTACAACTGGTCTTGCTTGTGCTAATCTTGATAGAAATTTTGTAGGGATAGAGAGTGATGAGAAATACTTTAAGATAGCAGAAGATCGTATTGGATCTTTAAGTAATCCACTTACCGAGTTATTCTAATGAGAGATACTATTTTATTTGGTGATTGTAGAGAGACTCTCAAAGAGTTTGATGAGAAGGCAAGAATGTGTGTTACATCACCACCATACTACGGTCTAAGAGATTATGGTGGTGAAGAATCACAAATAGGACAAGAGCAGAGTCCTGAAGAATTTATAGATGAGTTAGTTAAAGTATTTCGAGAAGTAAGAAACGTTCTTACTGATGATGGAACTTGTTGGGTTAATCTGGGTGATAGTTATTACAACTATAGAAAAGATGGTTGCATACCTAAGCAGACATTCTCTCAGAACAGACAAGATCTACCTAAGACAACGCCAAGAAGATCTAATAAACTTGTAGGATATAAAGATAAGGATCTTATTGGTATTCCATGGATGTTTGCGTTTGCTATGAGGGCAGATGGATGGTATCTAAGACAAGATATTATTTGGCATAAACCAAATCCTATGCCAGAGTCAGTTAAAGATAGATGCACTAAGGCACATGAGTATATTTTTCTATTCAGTAAGAGTAAATACTATCACTATGATAATGAAGCAATAAAAGAACCCGCAAAGGACTGGGGAACCAGAGATAGAACAAATGGTAAGTATCATAATCCTGGAACTGGTCTATCTCCTCATACTGGTCTAACTAAATCCTATGAGAAGAAAAATAAGAGATCTGTATGGACAGTAAACAAGAAACCATATAAGGGGGCACACTTCGCTACATATCCACCCGACCTGATTGAACCTTGTATCAAGGCAGGAAGCGAGAAGGGTGACATTGTATTAGATCCCTTCATGGGGTCAGGAACAACTGCTGCGGTGGCAAAATCACTAGGTAGAGACTATATTGGATGTGAGTTGCATGAAAATTATGGTGACCTGATTAGAAAGAGAGTAAGCGAGTATCATGTACCAATCGAGGAAGTGTCACAGAATGGACTGACAGACCTGTTGGATAGTGCTATATTATAAATGTTGAGGGATCACTAGGTTCCTAACTACTAAGACATCAACGCAAGGCAGGGGTGAGCAACAATCAGGAGTCTCTTAGATGGCACACTGTGGAAAACTGCTCTTTATGTTTGGAGACCTCTTGTACTGCTGATATCCTAGGATATCTGAAAAGACAGTTTTGAAGTTGTAAATCTTAGACATGACGTTGGGGTAATTGACTGCCCCTAGTCCCTCAACATCTTTTCACTTTGATTTCTAATCTATGCCAACTGCAACACCTCGCAAATCTACTACTGCACCACGCAAGAGAAGAACACGCAAGGCAACTGCAAAATCAACACCACTAAATACAACAGTTGAAAGTAAACTCAATGGAGATCCAATTGTGACTGAAACTGTTAAAGAAGTGAAGGTTGATGTTAAAAGAAGGAACCTAACCGAGTTAAATGGTCTTGAGTTGGTTATCCTTCCTCTAGTCTACCTTGAGGGATTTGTTAAATTCATTCTACAGGAGACAGGAGTTTTAGAGGCAGTGTGACAATATCACAACCTGCACACAACCACCCCACAAGGGTGGTTTTTTTGTGTATAATGAGTATGTCCTTTGAAATGAAAGTCTTTGAACGACACTTTGAGACCACATCAGAGACGAGCATATGATAGGATGACCGCAGAGAAATCTGGTCAAATTATTATACCTACTGGTGGTGGTAAAACATATATTATGATTGCAGATTGCAAAAGGTTAGTAACAACAACTCCACGCAGTCCTCAGACTATTGTTGTAGTTGCACCACGCATATTGCTTGCTAATCAGTTATCTAACGAGTTTGAATCTGAAATCGATAATGTTAAAATTGCTCATGTACATTCAGGTGAAACTCATCACTTTAGCACTACAAAGAGTAATGAGTTAACACACTGGTCATGCACTAATCCTCAGTATGATAAGTTAATCTTTACCACCTATCATTCACTCCACAGAGTATTAGATAGCATGGTAAATATCAACAGAATATACTTTGATGAAGCACATAATGGCACTGGTAAGAACTTCTTTCAGCAGATAAAGAGAGTTGCAAATGCACAAATAGAGCGATTCTTCTTTACTGCTACACCACGCATTTCACGCTCTAAGAATAACATTAGTGCGGAACGTGGTATGAACAATGCGGAAGTTTGGGGTAATGTACTAGAGCAAACTGATGCTAAGGAGTTAATAGATAGTGGCACTATCTTATATCCTAAAGTTATACCATTTGAAACTGATCGTGAGCGTACTAGACAGAACGCACATGAAGTAGATTGTGATAACTTGAAGGACATACTTAACTCCTTAGATGAGAAGAATCCAAAGGTAATTGTCTCTGCTCCAACAACAAGAATACTCTGGAATATGCTCACAATGACTGATATTAGGTCATGGTTATATTCTCAGCAGTATAACATTATGCACATCACATCTAAGCATGGTGCTGTTATTAATGGTAAGAAAGTTGGTAGAGAAGAGTTCTTCCAAACTCTTACAGATTGGGGCAAAGATGATAACAAGAAGTTTGTAATCTTCCACTATTCGATACTTTCTGAAGGCATAAATGTTCCTGGTTTAACTCATTCAGTTATGCTTAGAAACTTACCAACTATTGAAATGGCACAAACTATTGGTAGAGTTATCAGGATACATCAGCAAGATCTTGATGATATGAACTCAGGCAAGATCTCTGCTGGTCAGTATAGTTTGTACCGTAAGAAATTTGGTCAGATCGTGGTTCCTATGACTGGTAAGTATGGTAAGAGGATAGCAGACAGACTCCAGTCTGTTGTATCGTATATCTTTATAGAGGGTATTCCACCTCTAGCATACGTTTAGTGGACAGTATTACAAAGTGTCCACTCATTGCCCCATTATCCCCAAAATCGATTATATTAGGTACATGGGAAACAAATCCCATCCCTGAGACCGTAAACCGCCCGAAGCGTAAGCGATGCGTAGGTCAGACATCTGGGATTTGTTTCCCCTCACCTATTTTTTGATATGAGTGCTACTTGGACAGTTATTCCATGGTCAATCCTTAAAGACCTGACAATGAGTTATCGTGACTTACGAGACACATTGAACAAACTTGATGATGACCATTTAGATCAGACAGTCACACTCTACTCACTTCAGGATGATGATTTCGTACCTGCCATTATGACAGACTATACGGATGAAACCACTCTGCAACACCTTGACCCAGATCACCTCGTTATTACTTTTTGAAATGACCTATTCACAAAAAGCAAATCCAAACGCAACTAACTCTGAGTTAGATGCAAAAGTGATTGTCAAACCTTCCAAACTGACTGATGCTCAGAGAGATGAGTTGATAGATCAATTTGTTGAAATACAACTTGATAACATGGACACTCAATCCCTTTATGAGTTGGCAGCAGAGTATCTAACACAGTCATTTGATAGATTGACAGATAATGAGATCAAAGAGAGAATAGAGACCTTATACGATTCAGACCTATATGATGAACTCACAGAGAATATTCAAATCTCTGATCTCTGTAAAGAGGTAGTGTGACAGTTCAACAAAGTGTCCACTCATTCCCCCAAACGTACCTCTGACCCCTTATAATAAGTACATACCAAACAAATCCTTCTCACTATGGACAAAACTTCAAAGATCATGCAAAGAATACTACAGGTTGAGAATTTCCAAAACGTTGCCTGTGTATGTGCTAACTGGGCAGAATTCGTTCAGGAGTTAGCAGAGTGGGGTGTTGACGGATGTGCTAGAATCGATTTTGATGATCCTGAATTAGACATCCCAACACTTGATAAGTTCATGGTATCTGAAAATGGATACGAAAGAACTGGTGACGACTGGAACCTCATTTATGGAGGTGCAGTATAATGTCATTTAAAACAGGTGTTATTGATTCACAATTAGATTGTTTATCAGATTGTTTAGAAGATTTCTGCACTAAACATAACTTAGAGTTAATGAGTGCAGATGATCTTTTATACGGTGATTCTGATGATAAACTATCAAATTACCAGAAAGATTGGTTGAGAAACTATATCTCAATCTGGGACACCATTGCAAACCTTTAAACAACACTTTTCACCATGCACGATTCAACCCTAGACCTTTTCTGTAATCAGACTCCAGACATTGACACTTTTAGTGATGTTGTTGACGATCAACAGCATATTATTGAGACCATGCAAGAGACTCTTTATCATGCTATGGAAAAATGCGTAAATGATGGAAGACCTGATGATGCTGTAAGCGTTTATGATGAGTGGGTAGTTGATGGTATAGAACCAGAAGACGGTTACGAGTTTCAATTTTTACAAGACCTCACAGAGGATGCGGAGTAAATCCGCAGTTTAATCTCTGGCATTGACCATTGTGGGGTTATCCCACTAAGAGCAGTCATGTAAGTCCAGTTTGTTCCATTCATTCATTTTATTATGTCACCTAATTTTGCCGAGTTCCTTTTGGATAGTGCTAACAATGGAAATGAGATCCTAGCGGTGCTTGATGACATTGTTGAAGTAGTAGAAACAGGAGGATCTGATTTATAAAATAGAATAGAACAGCAGTCAAGCGATCCTGTGCCAGTGTGAGAAGTGGTACAAGGTCGCTTGATTTTTGCCCCATTTTGTGAGATGATAGGTACATAATCAAACATTATTCAACTTTTATATTATGCGTTATTCAGTTCACTGTCCTTCTGCCCCTTATGAGAATTCCTCATTTGTTAACCTTGACGATTGTTGGGGTCTATGCCTAGACTTATCCGAAGAGTACGGATATGCCGAGGTTCGCTACGGTGCTTGCCTTATGGGTTCTTACACTAACGGACAGTAAGCAAACTGTCACTCGAATTCCCTAGGGTGACCATTTTCACCCTATAATAAGTACATACACAAACGGAGGGTTTCAAATGCTAATGTCACTACATTTCGGAAGGCACTTCTGGTTAGATGAGGATCAAGAATTCTGTTCATGCCCCACTAACATAGATGGCACACCTGATGAAGAAAATTGGGATTATGTGTCAGAGTGGACTGACCTTGAGGGAGTTGACCTTGACAAACTGCTTTACATTCACAGAGACCTTATACAGAGTGAGGTGGCAGTGTGAGATTTGCAGAATTGAAACCAGTTGACAGATATACAAGATCTGGACAGTATGGGAAATTTATCACTTGCCCATCTTGTTACTCTGTTCAACGTGTTCATCATTTTTCATGGTCTGCTCTCGGTTGCCAGTCCTGTAATAAGATGATAAGCAAAAATCTCTGGAGAATACATGGAAATGGGACACCTTACTAAGTGGCACACAAATCTCCCAAAATGCCCCCTTGTGTGTGTATAATAGGTATATACACGAAAAGAAATTATGTCAGTTCTACATCACGAGTCACTATACGAAACATGCCACGATGAGGCATGGGAGGAGTTCAGAATCTCAAACAAACTGAGTGACGATCAACTTTATGCTCTCTGCGAGAGATCACCTTCAGGAACGCTAGATGCCATTGACGCTCTAGCATACAGGAAATTCCAAAATCTCTGCCAGTAGAGATCCCCACCAAAGCAAACCTTTATTCATTTTTTAATTATGTCATCTTTCACTTATTCAGAATTTCAAGAAGTTCTAAACCAGTTACCTTCCTTTGTTGAGGATTTTGGTGCTGACCTAGATTTTGCGTACGATTGGGTTGCCGATCAAATCGGGTTTCCTACATTCGCATCTAATGACGCATTATACGATCAGTTTTATCTTGCGTATCAAAATGCTGTGACACTCGACTAAGTGGCACACTAAGCATATACAAGTGCCTTGTATGCCTTATAATAGGTACATGAGGGACAAACCTCAAACAAAAATCATTTACTCTTCTCACTATGCGTAAAATTGAATCACAAATGAACAGAGCAATTAGAACACAGTCAAACTGGTCTAATTCTAATACAACTGTTAGCACTTCTGATAACGGTCTACAGTCTAAAGTGTTTCTACATGGAAATCACATTGCTACATACTTCCATGTTGAGAGACAGTTACAAATCTTTGACGGCGGTTGGCAGTCAGTCACAACTAAAAGCAGACTGAACGCTCTTTGCTATGAGTTTGTAACTGGCGTAAGACTATTTCAAAAAAACTGGACATGGTATGTGTCAGGAGTTAACAGAGGGAGTGAGCAGTTTTTCAACGGTCAAATCTTAGAGTGGGCATAAGGGCATGAGTAACAATTTTAAATGGGCAGCAACCCACACCTTTAACTACAGCGATTCCAAAGCAAACAAATTTGAAGAGTATCAGGAAGCATTGGACTATGCCAACGAAAATCTCCCTAATCACAATTCGATTTACATTTGGAAACTAACTAAAGGTAAACCGCTTAAGTGGGTTGAGATCGCCTAAACTAAATAAACACACTATGAGGGAGGATGATGAGAAACAGATTTAAGCGAGGTCAGTTTATCATTTATGAAGGATCCTCTGCTTATGTCAATTTCATTTCAGACCAATACATGACGGTCTGCACCCATGAAACTTTGAAACCACCTGAAGAGGCGGAGCATTCTATAAACCCAATTCGTCAGGTTTTAGTTTGTGTGAACTCAGCATACTGGGATCAGATTTTCCCAGACCCTGAGAAACCCTACAACAGGTTTTCCACAGAGTACACGGAAATTGTGGAAAACATTAAATAAATCTAGGTGTGTGTTTTATCTCTCTGAAATGTGTTCAGGTGATGCACTCTTAGCACGTCTCCCAAAAGAAGTCAAGTCACTCCGAACAATCTCCGAGACCCTTGACAATAACTCCGAGGTCGTGGTATAATGAACCATGAGAGGGGTTCAGAAAAATCCTATCTACCAACGGTTGCCAATGAATTACACAATCTATGACGACAAAGAAATTCTCCGAGGTCAATTCAAATCAATCTACGATTTGGAGAGGTACATCGATGGAGTGCGGATAGAGCGTGGTGAACAGTTTCCCAATACTCCGAGGTCATCACCGTTTGATTATGTGAAGTCAATCGGATGGTACTGGGAGATAGCAGACAATCATACCCTTGACAACCTGCAGTCATCCGAGGTATAATAGAGACATGAACAGGGCAACCACTATGTAACAACAATCAACTACAGATTACATGCACTAAGTTATAACAACTGTGTCAGTGCTAAGTGTTAACGAGGACAGTTAAATTGCCCCCGTTAAATATTAAATTGAGCCACTACCCTAACCTACAAAGGTTCCCCAGAGCGATTGTTATATTATTCCAATAAAGTTTTCCACAGGTATTAAAAAATTTTCCACAGGTAAAAATGGACTCTCAGACTCGCACACATAGACAAGACACACGAACATGGGCAATGGAGAAACTTATAAGGCACGAGTCCTTCTTAGACCCTCGGATGTATGCCTGTGCTGATCTGTATGCATCTTCATCTGCCTCTCAAGTAGATAATGATCTATATACACTATGGATGGAGTGGAAAGCGAATAATCCCACAGACAATCCCCAAGTTATTAACCGCCTATAGAGATATGTCCCATAGATTCACAACCAAACTCGAAGAAGATGATTTCGGTGATTTAATTGTCACTATACCTTATGAAGTTTGTGAAGAACTGGGATGGGATCTCAACCAAGAATTAGACTACGACATTACCGAAGACGGTACTGCATTTACACTAAAGAAAGCAAATGACTGACGAAACTCCAAAAATAACTGATCCAGTAGAAGAAACTGTTGAAGTTACTGGAGAACAGATAGGAGAGTCTCTAAAGACTATCAATGAGTGCCTGAAACTGCTCGGAAATCGCCTCAAAGAGGTAGAAGCGTATGTTTCCGAACTACCTACCCCCTCTAAGACTTATTACAAACCAAAGGGGTATGAGGACTATATGAACTTAGCAGATAATTTTACAGAAATCTATAGGAGGTTGGATAAGATAGATGGGATGCAAGACTAATCAATTTACAGATATTTGTGGAAGAGTACATTGTTATAACTATACGGCACCGAATCCTCCTACCGTAGGATCTTCAGTGGGCGTGACGATTGAATATAAGGAATATCCACACTCCTTCATCCGTGACCCCGACGCTATCCACAGTTATAACATACCTGATAGAGATAACGATGCTATTATGCATCCATTCTACCTAACTGAGTATAGGTCACCACATATACCATCGGCAACTTGTGGAATGGCAACGAAGACCGATCCTTGTAGTGGAGGTCATACTTATGGTAGAGAAGAATTTGATGCGACTATAATTAACTTAGATTTTACTCCGAGTATGTTGTCATTCGACTTCCAATTCTCGGATACATGGTTTTCTTATATCTACGATACGTCTGACGAAGCAGGTCATATTGGCACAGCAGCATATTGGTTAGAGGATGACGAAGGTACTGTTACAACTATAGTACTTCCTACTGGTACGCCAGGTACACCTGGTTATGATCCAGGTAGTGAAAGTAATACCTATTCTGGTACTACTGCATGTGTTCCTTGTACTAACTTTACGTGTACCCCCGCCAAAACCACATTAAAGTACGAGGGATGTGAAGATTTAACTGGCGACCCAGATTGCCCACATCCTACACTATTTGCTATTGATACTGAATCATTGAAGATTGCATTTAGTTATGATCAGTTTGCAACTACAGTACCTAGTGGTGTTTTAGACTTCGAACTTAGTTTTGATGGTGTAACCTATGCTGATGGATGGAATGCAAATACGTTAGAAGGTATTGATTACACTTCATCTCAAAATCCATGGACATATCAAGATGCTGGTGCTTCTGATTTTGAGATCTTTGATATTACTGATGGGGCAAACGCAGCAGATTTTAGAATAAAGTTTAGAATTGAGCCTCTATTTGATGATTCTGCAGCACCACCTGAATCAAATACAGTCATGCTTGGTACTAAATGGACATGTACTGAGATATTAAACAATGGAACAGGATTTACTGTAGGTCAAGTATTCCCATTAACTACCGTAGTTGCCCTAGTGGGCGGTGGAACGGTAAATATGACGATTAATTTGAAGGTTACTGCTGTTGGTCCTAGTACTACTCTTTCTGGTGGTGACGTTACTGATATTATGAGAAAGGGTGATAAGATCAATGGACACACAATTACCCGCACTTTCCATACTGAAGTAGGACAATTTCCGTATCATGTTGCGTATGTTGACGGATCTGGTAGTAATTTTGCTAAAGATACGCAATATACCTCTGATAGGAACCATGTTATCACCGTAAAAGCGGGTTTTGGGGTTGCTGATCGTGCAATTATGCTAGGTTTATACGAATTTTTGGATAAATCTCTTCAATATGTTACGGGAGACGTTAATTCTAAGGCTCCAGACATCTTTAATAGCATTATCTACCCTTCAGCATGGATTTCTCTTAATGAAAGTGGCGGAATTAGTGATATAAACATCTCTGGAGGCGTTTATGAGTTCAATACTGGAAATATGGACGACTTAAATCCCACTGCTCAGTTAACTGGATACGCTACTGATGAAAATATTGCTACTACTGGAGGTACTGGAAGCGGATTAACAGTCGATATTGAAGTTGGTGCGATGCTTGATGATACAAGTAACGTTTTAGTTGACCGCATTTCTACTGTAAGAGTAAATCAACCTGGTACTGGGTACACTGTAGGTGATAAAATCACTATTTCGGGTGGTGCTGCAAAGATACAAGTCAAAGAAGTCACTAATGGAGGAGCAAATTTAGACAAATTGTCAGGACCACCTGTATTAGATATTACTAGTCCTGATGATGACGGTAATTTTATACCAAATAAGTCTACAGATGACGGAAATCCAGATTTTGTTCTTACAACCACTGATAGTAACCTTAAATTTGAGGTTGTTACAAAAGATAAAGGTACTGATTTGGAAGTTGTTTCAGATTCTGGTGGAAATAATCTAACAGCAGAAATAAAAGGCAATTTTAGTGGTGGATCATTAACTTCTGTCGATATTATTAGACCAGGAAAGGGATATTCTGCAAAAATAAGACCACAATTAGTCATTGTTAATGCGAATGAAGAGACAATTGAGAACACTAAGAATGAAGCAAAAAGAGATGATTTGGTTGATGAGTATCATAATATATTAAAAACCCTTCCAGAGGGCGATATAAGTGCATCTGCGGATGATTTAAAGTCAATTGAGGACTCTTACGGTGGAGTTAATGCAGATACCAATAATATTTTTAAAAATGCTCCTATGCAAATTAAAATGGATCCTGAAAGAGACCGTGTACATCAACGTAGTCAACGTAAATTACAAACATTTCAAACAGATCCATTAAAAACACGTATTATACCAGATTATGACACGGATTTTCTAAAAGATACTCCAATCGATGAAGATTATAAGCAAGAAATTATAGACCATAAGAAAAAAGAACAAGAAACGGTTTTAAAAAATATTGACGATATTACTCAACAAGTATATCCTGAATTTGTTAATTTTGACGAATCTAAGGTACAGACTAATGTAGGTAGTTTTACAGAATTACCACATGCGTCAACTTACACTAAATACCTTATGCGGCAGTACCGCCCCGATCCTCAAAAAGTTCAAAAGTTGATAGTAACTTTAGGTTGTACACCTGTTAATATTGGTAAATCACATTTTGTATGTAATCAACCAACAGCAACACCAAACACTGATACTGGTGTAATTAATAATGGTGATGGTACAACTACTCAAGAAGTGCATATATTCTCTTTTGGAAATCTTGTGAGAGGGCCTGGTTGCCAAGCTTGGACGGCAAGTGGGGAAATGACCATTTGGCATAATCTTACTAGAGATGCTAATACGGTGGTAAGGGCAGCAGCGGCATATGGTAATCCATATGATGAATAAAAAGGGAGGACAATAGAATGCCATTAGCAGCAAGACCAATAAGTATGGGTGCAGCAGCACTTTTCATGGGAACTTGCAGTGGACACGGAACAGGATGTGGATCAACTCACCATCCAGGACTAGGAGGAGGTACTCTTCCTGGTTGTATAAAACCACCGAAGGATCCAAAGATCGTGATGAAACCTGTAAAACTCATGGATTCCACGACTTTATGGCCACCAACGCCACAGACTCCTTTATCACCGATAGTAAGAAATGTCCTAATTAATAGGATTATTCCTATTATCGATCAAGATGAATTAATTCCACATCCAACACCTGTTACACATCAGGCATGTTATACTGGAATTCCAAAAAAATGCCCACCAGGTTGTACTACTAATCCTGCTTATTGGTGTACAGTTGGTATTGAAGGTGGTCGTGAAAGTGCTAAAGGACATGCTCGTCAACATCAAGCTACTATCAAAACTGTTTTTATTAACGGAAGAAGAGCAGGTGTATTTGGAGATCCCTTTGGTTATGACACTGTGGCATATCCATGCAATTCAGTAGTAACTGGATGCAGCAAAAACGTTTTTTTAGGTTGTACTAGAGGTTAATTATGGCAAAAATGAAGCAAAGTCTTCTGGGTGGCTCTTATGTAGAGTCAATTCCAAAAAAGACTAGACAAGGAAGAGGAAAGCACTCAAAGTATGCTGCTACAAGCAGAAATGGGGCAAAAAAGCGTTATCGTGGACAAGGGCGATAAATATAATTGTATAAAGTCCTGATAGGGAGATGGCTTTAAAAAAAATAGGTGGTTCTACTTTAAAAAGATCGAGAAGTTTTAAGGACTTTTCGATCAATTTTGCTAGGAATCCTTTTACTGACGATCTTTCTGTTGTAAATAATGATAACTCCATTAAACAAGCAGTTAAAAACATAATTTTGACTTCTCCTGGAGAAAAACCGTTTCAACCGTTAGTTGGTTCGTCTGTAAGCAGACTTTTATTTGAACCGTTGGATGCATTTACTGCAGACACCATTGCGGAAGAAATTAGGACGACAATCAATCAATATGAACCAAGAGTATCACTTACTAAGGTAGATGTTACTCCAATACTTGAGGGTAATAAATTAAATGTATCACTTGAATATAGGATAGTTGGTTTACCTATTGTTGAAACAATAGAATTTGTTTTACAGAGACCAGAGTAATGCAACCAAATAATCTAACAGCATTAGATTTTGAAGATGTAAAATCTTCAATAAAGTCATATTTAAGGACTCGAACTGAGTTTACTGATTATGATTTTGACGGATCATCATTGTCATATATGATTGATCTATTAGCATATAACACGTATTATACCTCTTTTAATGCAAATATGGCATTGAATGAGGCATTTTTGCCTTCTGCAACAATACGTGATAATGTTGTTAATCTTGCCAAATTATTGAATTATGTTCCTAGATCCATTAGTGCATCTAAATCTTGTATAAAACTGAATTTAGATACTACCATGGTAAATGGTGAATATCCAACGTCAGTTACTTTGAAAAAGGGTGCTGTGGCATCAGGTGGTGCATATCTTTGGAATATTTTAGATGATATTACAGTTAGTGTAAATCAAACTACAGGTGCAGCTATATTTGACAAAGTTACCATCTATGAAGGTTCTTTGGTTACTTTCTCATACGTTGTTAATACATTTGGAAAACAAACATATAAAGTTGCCTCAGAGGACGCTGATATTTCAACATTAGTTGTAAAGGTAAGACCAAACGAATCATCCACTCAGTATGACCTCTATAGTCGTGCAGAGACCGTTGCTACTGTAACACCTACAACTCGTTCTTATTTCTTGTCTGAGACCGAGGATATGAGGTATGAGATAAGATTTGGTGATGATAGTGTTGGTAGAGCAGTAAAAGACGGAGAAGTTGTTGATCTTGAATATTTGGTCACATCAGGATCAGATGGTAACCAAGTTGGTACGTTTAGTTTTGTTGGAAGAATTGAAGATAATAATGATAAGGTGTATCCTGCTGCAACTGTTAACTTAGTTACTAAGCAAAAATCTCAGCAGGGAGATAAAGCAGAAAGTATTGAATCGATTAAGTATAATGCACCAAGATATTACTCTGCACAGTATAGGGCAGTAACTGCTCAAGATTATGCAATTATTACTAAAAATATCTACAGTAATGCAGATTCTGTAGTTGCATATGGTGGAGATTCATTAAATCCTCCTATTTACGGAAAAGTGTTTGTTGTTATTAAAACAAAAACAGGTTCAAATCTTAATGATGCAACTAAGAAGCAAATTGCTGCTGATTTGAGACCATATGCAATGGCATCTATCGATCCTGTTGTAACTGATCCTGATGATGTTTATATTAACGTAAAAGTCTTTACATTATATGATACTGGTTGTGGATCAAATCCATCTGAAATTGAAACTGATATCAGTAAAGCGATTAATGACTGGGGATTACAAACAAAAATTAATAATTTTAACTCAACGTTTAGAGCACAACAACTTGAGAAGGCAATTACACTTGCTAACAAGTGTGTTACTGATACATCACTTCAAACAACTATTTTGAAGTATATCAAACCAGATACAAACTCAACAAACACATATTGTGTTGCTACAGGAGGTAATTTGTATAATAGTGCTCCTAGTAGAGATGGTGGTGATGGCGATTGTAAAAAAGAACCTGTAATTCTCTCTGGTACATTTAGAACTGCTGATAGACCTGGTGTTGATCAACAATTTGAGGATGATGGTTATGGAAACTTGAGAACCTTCTACAATACTGGTATTCGTAAAATTTATACCAGTGATTCTGCAGGAACAGTAAATTATGATAGTGGTCAAATTTGTTTTGGACCAGTTAACGTTATTAATGCTGGATCAGCACCGTTTCTTGCTGGTGCAGTAACTATTACTGACGACACAACTGGAATCGGTGAAGTTCTTGACACTACACTATTACCAATAGATCTTCAAATTCCAGTTCAGTTTATTCCTGCTAATAATTCGACTATTCCTGCAACAACTCCTGGAACTATTATTAATATTATTAATCCAGTGATTACAGTTGCTCCTGTTGGAACAGTTGTACCTCCCACAGTCCCACTAAATAGTTTGACACCAACGGATTTCAATGTAACACCTGCTATCCTTGATATCCCAATGATCACCAACGCTGGTACAATCAACGATTCTGATTGCTTTTAAAGTTAGATGAATATTAATAAAGTTTCCCAGTCCATTGCTTCTCAGGCTCCTGAGTTTCTAAAGACAGATTACCCACTGTTTAATAAGTTTATTGAGTACTATTATAGGTCTCAAGAAAAAACTGGAATGGGTCAGAATATTATTAATAACTTTTTGCAATATCTCGATATTGACAAACTGGATATTAATATTTTGGGTGGTACTACAAAGGTAGTAGAAGGAATTACAGCAGAAAGTGATGAAATCGTTGTTGAAAGTGTTGATAATTTTTTAGATTCTAATGGTTCTATTTTAATTGGTGATGAGGTAATTTATTATGAATCAAGTACAGCAGCACCAAACATTGCCCTAAGTCCTGGTATTTCTTATGATCAAGTAAAATTAAAGTGGACTGGACTTGCTCAAATAATTGATTTGTTTGATGGAGTACAAGTTCGATTCCCTCTTACTTCTCAATCTTCTCCAATTGGTTCTCCATCTGCTCAACATTTGATTGTTAGTCTTTATGGAGAGGTTTTAATTCCTAATGTTGATTATACAGTTGATGGCACTGATATTGTGTTTACAACTGCTCCAAGAACTAGGATTACTGGAGATGATAATGTCAATACATACATCACATTTTTAAGTGGTTTTATTGAAAATAGTATTATTAGTATTGATGATATTTCCGCAACTTTCGGAGACAGTAAAACAGAATTTAAACTTACAAGCGGAAGTGTTAAATATGAACCTATTGCTGATGAATATATTTTAGCAGTTTACGATAATAAACTTCTTATACCAGGATTTGACTTCTTTATTGATGGTGATTTATTCATTTTTGATGAAGCACCGTTAAATGGAAGAATTCTTTCATTATATTCCATTGAGGCACCTATTCCTACTTTTGGTGCTGGTGCTGTAGGATATGCACGTATTAATAATACTGGTGAACTTACAGGCATTAGTAGTAGTAAAACTGGATCTGGATACGAATATACACATCCTCCAAGAGTTTCTGTAAACCATCCAGAAGGTTCTGGTGCTTCCGCAAGTGCTCTTGTAAATGGTATTAAAAACGCAGTTTTACTTGATGGTGGAAAGGGATATAGTGATACAAACCCTCCTACTGTTGTTGTACAAAATCCAATTAATGTTGGTGCGGAATTACCTCAGTTAAAAGCAACTGTTACTAATGGTTCTGTTTCAGCTCTTGAAGTTGAGAATTCTGGTAGTGGATATACATTTGTTCCTAGAGTTACCTTCAAACAACCAGGCGGAGCAAAACTTGGAACTCCTACTCTTACAGACGGATCTATTACAGGAACTATTACAGTAACAGATGGTGGACAGGGATATTCAACTGTACCAACAGTTTATGTTGATG